GTGCATTAATTAATACAGATGCGATTTGTGCAGCAACAGTTAATATAGGAACAATTATATTTAGTATACGTAAAATACTTTGAATTTGAGTAATATATCGTTGTATTTGTTCTAGAATTTTTTTTATTTCTTTAATCTTAGGATCATTACATGAAATATTTTTAGGTAAAACATTTGCCTTACTAATAGCTTCAGCAACTTTTTGATTTAACTTTGCAATAACTTTATTTAGTGCAGTTTGCAATTTATTTATTGATGCACCTGGTTTATTAGTAATTTGATCAAATGGAAATGCTACTGCCATACTAAGTCTTTGTCATTTTATATTTTTTGCTATTCAATTCAGGTAGCAAATTTGATATTTGCGTTAATACATCAGCAGCATTTGTAACACACGGAGCTCCGCCAGGCCCGGTACTACCAGCTGCAATTGCCTGTATTAATAATTGTAAAATCTGTTGTAATATCAATCCATGTGATAATGGTTCTGATGCATCTTCACCGCCAATATAAATTTCATTAGGCGTATTTAAAATAACTCCGGCGTCGGAATCAATAACAGCAATATCGGTTTTTGCACGTAAAATAATTCGATCAGCAACACCAACGAATTGCGAACCAGCAAATATTTCATTATGTACAGTTAATTCTTTTGATAATATTAATTTATCTAATCGTTGTGTGCTAGTTAAATATAGTGATGATGCATCTTGTTCTACATCTTCGACGATAAATTCTTTAGCAGTTAAATTTCTACGACCGTTAGATAGAACAATGATAGGATCTCCCCCATTCGTATTTGGGGTGATCCAAGAAGCGGACTTATAATAATAATTGCTAGGATACGCAGTATTTATGCTGCTACCGAACCGTATACTGTTGCCAGAACGACCTTCAATTAATGTATCGCCTTCGAAGGGCTGTAACGGAGATATAGATTTTCTAATAAATGTTTTTCCGGGTTGTGTCGAATCAATTTGTTCTTGTGATAATTCGACTGATATACCTGGTAACATGTTTTCATTGATCGACGATTGCAAATCAATTGTAGAAACATAGTACCAACTTTCTCGCCAACGAGTCGGAGTAGTTTGTTCATTAAATGTTTTGAATATTAAAACAAATTCGCCAACTAACGGAATGCGTTTTATACTGGTACTCGCAGGTCGAGCCAAGTATACATTTTTATTAAAGTACGTACTACATGATCTTACTTTAAGTGCAAATAATTTATCTATAGTTGCATCACTAACATCCGATGTATTATATTGATAAGTGTAATCATGTTCTAATACCTCAGCAACATCCCATTCAATATGTTTATGTTGTTGGTTCATTATTACCCTTTGTCTTATTTATTGCATTCTCAACGCGTTGTTTTAATGCAGCAGACTCTTGTTCAATGTCATCTAACTCATCACTTAATTCAGCTGATAATGTTTGTTCGGCTACTTTGAGTAATTGTTGTTTTTCTTCTTCACTTAACAAACTATCAGCGCCCGATATTGTTTGTTTTGTAGAAATATAACGTTGAACGATTGCTGTTAGTTTAACTAAATGATCGTCATTTTTAACAGCAACGTCTAAATATTCTTTGATTAAAGGAACAATGATTGTAGCATCAGATGCATTTTTAATTAATGGTTGCAACTGAGCAATAAGTTGATTTATTTGCCTATCTTTCTTTTTTGAGTTATGATAAACATCGGACATTAAATCGGCAAAGGTAGTTCCTTTGAATAATTCATCATTCTTGTCCATATGCAAAATCCTTTAAAATAAATATCAAAAAGGCAATTTTATGAAATCTGTTTGTTCATACTCTCTAAATTTTTCTTCGTAGATTTGCTTGAGTGTTTTAATAACTCGAGTAATATTTGTTGTTTCTAATCCGGTTCGTTCTCGTATAAAAATATACAACGCTTTCTTATTGAAATTTTCAATGTTTTCTCTAGTTTCAAAAATATGTAAAACTGAATCTGCTACATGTATATCTGTTGGATTCGTAAATATAAAATTTAAATTGTCATAGCAATGATTGATATATGCATCCATAAAGTATTGCAATGTTTCTCGCATATCATTATTATGAATTTCAGTCATGATATTACGTTGCTCATCAATATTAATCTCCAAAGAATCGGATTTTAATTTAGAATATGCTTTTTGATTTTCTGCAATTAAATAGTTAAAGGATGTTCTCGTATAATAAGAATAAGCTTTGCCAGCTTCCGGATTAAATTTGTCTAATCTTGCAGTTAAATATGTAACCAAATCGGTTTGTAAATCTTGAAATGTTGAATCAATATAATCAGGTTTTACTTTATTAATAATATTTTCCGTAAGTTTCATAAACGCTGGATATATAAATCTACGATATACTTTTTCCCGAGTCGCTACATGATTTGATTTATTATAAGCAGATATTGCAATATCTGTTATTTTGGTAAAATATGATCTATTTTTCTTTTTCCGCGTCATTTGCAAACTCATTTTTTAATAATTCAACTACTTCTTTTAACATTTGAAATGTGGTACCAACTTCATCTTCTGATTCAAATGCACCTTTTAAATCAATCTCTTGCATTTTTGTATATGATTGTGTAATTTTGTCATACATGTATATGTTAGTTGCCTCTAATGATTCAATGTAAGTTGTAACATCAGAATCTTGTTCTTGCAAATCAGCAACTGCTCCAGCAAGAAACCAAACTCGATATCCTAAATACGTGCTAATACCTAGCAACAATATTGTTGTTATAATAAAAAATAACATATTATTCCTCGTTAAATGCTTTGAAAATATCCGTTAACGCTTGTTCTACAGCTGGATTATTTTCAGTTAGATTTTTTAACCCATTTGATTTTTGTACTCGGCTTTTTTCCGAAACAGGTTTAGGTGTTTCTTTATCTTTATTTCGCCAACGCTCAAATTCAATTTGTGCTGCCATATGATCTGCATGATGCAATATAATAGGAAGATTTGTTTTTAATTTGGCTTGTGCTGAACGAGCAACAAAGTATGGCTTATTTGCATCATCATACATTCCATCATGAATTTTAATTGCTTGATATTCTGTCCACGACATTTTAACATCATATTCTTGTAGCAACCAAATTGAAAGATCTGGTACCATTGTGAATGGAATGTTTTCATTATGTTTGTACATCTTGTTTTGATTTTTTCGATGCCAATCTGAAGTTTCTATTTGATATACCTCATTTCCATCTCCTGGAAATCCTACTTTACCTAAATCGTGATGCATTGCAGCAAACCTAAGTTCTTCAATAGTATAACCAGACATATCTGCACCCATTTCACTCCAAGACGTATAAAGTTTCTCGGCACAATCAATAACGCGAAGTACATGATCTACATATCCTCCGGCAAATGCATTGTGAAAATGAGCCATAGAAGATGCTGGCATCATGGCCATTCGATCTTCAAATTCATCATACATTCGATTTAATTCATCTTTGCGATTAGGAAAATATGTATTCACTAAATTGCGATACCGTTCCCAGTTTGATTTGATTTTTTCTGCTTGTAACATAACTTATTATATTGATTTATTTTCTTATTTCCAAGACTTGTCCATTAACAAGTTTTGATACACATTTATAACATGTAACCGCAGTAGCATTCATATCTACTTTTTGACAAATTTCATCACAATATTTGCATTGCAATTTTTTAAAGCCTCTTGGTATACTACTTCTTGTATTTTTTTTCACGTTCATTTCTAAATTTATTTCGGTATGATAATAATTCTGGTTTTTGAGGTTTCGCACCTTCTTTAACTATTCTATCCGATGTCGGAAGAGGAATTTCATTGTCAGATATTTCTAGCTGATCTGGTATAGATTGCAATTCATCTTGGGGGCGAACAATTTCTTGTACATGTAATATTTTATTTGCTGATATCAATAAAATTATAGCTAATGGGTCAAATACTAAAATAAGCATTATAATCAACCAATTAACTACAGTATCCATTGTTTCGCCAGTTATTTGTGCAATATATTTTAATGGACCAACTTCAGCAGCAACGGTTGATGATGTTTGAAGATCGGTAATTTTTAATTCAATTGATGTAACCGAATCTGATAATGATGCTTCCCGTTTAGTTAATTCTTGCAATCGCATCATGGAAATATCCAATTGTTTTTCATATGCTTTACGATTAGATGCATCTGTTTTGATTACTTGATTTCCATTGCGGTCTACATATTGAATTTGGTTACTAGATAATGCATTAGTTAATTTCATAACATTTTTATCAACGGCTTGTTTTTCTCGAGTTGTTGCATTTAGTTGTGTTTGAAATCGATTTTTCTTAGTTTCATGATTAGCAACAATTGTTTCTAAGTTTTGCAAACGGTATGCTGTATCTTGATATGATGATACTAAGAATCCATATATACCTAATGATGTAATCATCATTAAAATTACAACAGCCGTTGTTAAATACACACGCATCATAACAGTTATTTGTGACCAATATCTATGCAAATATGATGCTGATATGAGTTTAGAAATTTCTAAAGTAGATGCAAGTATTATTACGGCAGTAGCTTGTGATGAAAACAATTTACTCAATCCGAACACGCTATAATAAGCAGCACTTGCAGCTAAACTAAACGCAGCAGCTAATACAATGTACGGAAATCGGTTTGTCATTATCCTCGTTCAATATAATATTTTGCAGATTCTAATTTCTTTAATGCACGTGCTAAATTATCAAGCAACGACGCTTTATCAATTTTACCTTCTTCCATGGCTTTTCCAGTAACTCGTATGATGTTATGTGCATCTACAATATCATCCGTAATTTTTTCTCTAAATTTATAATCTACTTTCATAAAATAACCTTTTATATTATTATTAATATTATATATAATAAATATATTATTCTAAAATTAACTGGGCGTTTTGACAACATTCAACATTCAATGCAATCAATGATTGTTCTTTAGCCTTGGCCTCAACCATGACATCAAGATCAGCAACATCATATGTATTAGGAAGCTGTGTAATGTAATCGGCATGAGCCTGCTCCTTGATCTTGGTGAACTCCTTGTATTGTTTGTGAAAGGTCGGCCATTTGGGTAAGTCGGCAATGTCAATGTTATGATGTGCAAACATACGCTCAATAAGAATCTGTGCTTCGCGTCGACGTGACTCACTGTAATGGGTACATTGTGTCACACCATGGCGCTGCCAAGTTTCGCGAGCCATAAAGAATGCTTCTTGTT